CCCGCGAGGGGCTCCGGCGCAGTGCAGTTCATCCTGTTACCACCATTATAGCCTGATCCCAGGTCTGAGTGGAGCACCCCGTGAGGGGAACTCCGACCTGGGTAACCCCTTTCCGGGGGGTCAGTGCTAGGTGGGTGGATGATAGATTGGAGGGAGCTACCCTCCAGGACCAGTAAGGAGCTCTGGTGCGTTGTGGCGCAGGTTAGGAAGCGAGCTATCCCCTCAGTCGGGGGAGGGTCCGCGTCTCGCGTCGTCGAGGAGGTGAGAAATAAGGCCAGTAAGGCCCTAATCTCCCGAACCGTTACGACGTCGAAAGAACCTGCTGCGCCACACTTGCAGGGGACTCAGGTGACTGAGTCCGAAAGCCACCCGGAGTGGAAACGCCGACGAGGTGTCGGCGGGTTCACGTCCGATGTGGGCGGGAAGTTCACTACGACGAAACGTTACTCTATCGCCCCGACAGGGACGGTTGAGTTCGCGACGCCGTGGCAGCCTGTAGGTACTACTCCGAATGAATACCGCGACTTGTATAGTGGCGGTACGCAATTGGATGAGTGCCAGGTTGCTAGCTATGCGCCGTGGCCGGTGGCAGCCGCGTCAACTGACGCGGCACTTAATGCCTTCGGTACCACGGCGATTGCTAAGTGCGCTCCCGCAGAACCTACTGTAAACCTAGCAGCTGCGCTGCTAGAAGCCTACCGTGACGGCCTCCCTAAGTTAATTGGGCGGTCGACTTGGCAAGAAAGGATCTACAAAGCCCAAGAGCTCCGCCGTGAGGCGAAACTCGCAGGTGATGAGTTCCTTAATGCTGAGTTCGGTTGGCTTCCTCTGATCAGTGACGTCACCGACTTTGTCGGAACAGTCATCCACATGGATAAGCTGTTGCAACAGTACATCCGTGATAATGGTCAGATGGTTCGCAGACGGTTCTCTTTTCCACCAGAATCTTCTGTCGTCGAGACGACCACCCGTAGTAATGTGTACCCTCGACTAGGGACACTAGGTGGTACGTTGTTCGACTTCAGTAAGATGCCCAAGGCAGTGGTTGTACGTCGTCGTGAGACGACGGTGGACAGATGGTTTTCAGGCGCATTCGTCTATCATCTCCCGCAGACGTTCTTTGCGGGGTTGTATACGCCGTTTGCGGCCGATTTTCAGGTAGCCCGTAGGCTGCTTGGTATCGACCTGACTCCAGATGTCCTTTGGGAACTAACGCCTTGGAGCTGGGCCGTTGACTGGTTCACTAACGCTGGCGATGTTATTCACAACGCCGGCGCGTGGGCCAATCATGGTTTGGTTATGAAGTATGGGTATATCATGGAACATTCTATGGTCCGTGACACCTATACTTTCGTGGGGCCCACCAACCAATTGGGTGGTGGGGATTCCGCACGACCACACCCCTTGATAATGACTTCCGAGTCAAAATTGAGGAGGGTGGCTAACCCCTTCGGGTTCGGACTCACCATGGACGCCTTGTCAGGCGTCCAGAAGTCCATTCTGGCGGCGCTAGGGTTAACCCGGCTCCGCTAGAGATGAACGTGATGCGTCAAACGCCAATAGGGGTCGTATAACCTCGACCCTAGGAGTGATGCCTATGGCACTAACCGATCCCCAATCCGTAACGATCAGCGCAGTGACCTCGTCCCTTCCGCGAACTTTTGCGGAGGGGGCGGAGTCCGCCTACGTCTCATCGGACGGGTTGATCAAGATGAGCGTGAACCATACCCTGGTAAAACAGGGCAGGGCACGCCACGTCTTGAGGATCGATCATTCCAAGATCACCTCGGATCCGTTTAAGCCGTCAGAGAATGTCAAGGTCGGGATGTCGTTCTATCTCGTCTTTGACATGCCTCCGGCGGGGTATACGAACACCGAGGCGCTGGCCGTTTACACAGGCTTCAAAACCCTGTTCACTGCCAGCTCGGATGCGATCATCGCCAAAGTTCTTGGCGGTGAGTCGTAGCGAGGGGTACCCTGAGCGTGATGCGGATCGTCAGACCGATGGGTCTAACGATTTTGCTACCGCTCGGGTTACTCGCCGTGACGACGTCGAGATAAACGAACTCGACATTAGACTTCGAGTCAGCTATAAAACGCTGCTCTTGGTCTTTGTCTTGTTCGATATATTCAAACGCGTCGCAGATGAGCTGATAAACAATATCTAGGTGGGGGTTCGCCCCTGGCCTGGATTTTGTCAGCTACTGAGGCTACCTCCGTATGACATCGGAGGTTCTCCGTGATGCTCAGTTAAGCCCTACCCATATCTATTTAGGTGGTGATTTCGTGGTTCCTGAAAGGTGCCGAGAAGACCCGGATGCGCACTTCGTTGTACGCGTTTTGGGAGCCCTACCGGTTACCTACGAGAACTTCCGTCTTCGCTACCCCGGCGAGGTTGTTATGCCCGTCGTTTGGATATGGGAGCAGGGTGCGGTGCTGGTTTTTCCAGTTTCCGCTAACTGATCGTTTGTGACATAGGCTACGGATTCGGCAACCCCCGAAAGGAGGGCCGATGAAAAGCCTTACGTCACTCTGGTCCGTGTTGGCGGCTGATGCTGCCGACACTTGCTGCACGAGCGCCCTCCGAGACATTAATACCGTCTCGGAGCGGGTCAAACATGAGGGGGAGTCGTTTTTGACGATTTCCCTACCTAGCCTCGGAAAGTCTACCCAAAAGTGGATTGACTCTGGTGAGGTCGGTATCAACTCCGCGTTCGCTCGCGACCGTGGAGGAAGGCTCCCTCGATTTCTCGGGGGTTTCTTCTGCCGTGTGTTTGACCGGGATAGTGGCTTGTTGCTCGATGAACCTTGTGTCGCCTCTATTCGAGCCATTCGACAGCTAACGCTGTTTTTTGGCAAGATTGAGCTTGCGTGCTCCCCAGCACGTATGACTCAGGCGATCAAGAATTATCTCGAGTGTGAGCACGAAGTGCGTTTGTTCGACACTGAACTCTCGGAGAGTGATCTTCGTGAGTTTACTCAAATGTCGAATATGCTCTACGGCCGAGTTTTCGACCGTGTGGACAGAGATGTCTACTACGGCCGACTCGTGCCGAAGCACGGTCCGGGATCAACTTCTGACGGACTTCTCGGTAACGGGAAGTTTCGTCAGTCGACCTGGACCGAACGGCTCGAATCTGCCGGTGTAGCTGCCGGCGAGCATCTCCTCCCTAATTGGCGGTTCTACCGCCAGTTGGAGGACGTTCACTTCGTCGAACCTGGTTCCGAGCTACCTGTTAAGGTTTGCTTGGTTCCTAAGACGATGAAAACTCCTCGAGTTATTGCGATGGAGCCTACCTGCATGATGTATGTGCAGCAGGCTCTTAATCGCTGTCTACTCGAGTCTATCAAGAGGGATGACTTCCTCTCGAAGATTATCGGATTTGACGACCAGGTCCCTAATAATGACCTGGCTCGGCGTGGTTCGATTGATACCCGAACCGCGACGCTAGATCTTAGCGACGCTTCCGATAGAGTTTCCAATCAGCTCGTCAGAGCTATGTTGCAACGGTGGCCAAACTTCGGTGCGGCCGTCGAAGCAGCTCGTTCGAGACGGGCGACGCTTCCAGACGGGTCAACTACTCGTCTTGCGAAGTTCGCGTCTATGGGTTCAGCACTTTGTTTTCCTATGGAGGCTTTGGTCTTCACGACCTTGATCTTCATGGGGATTCAGAGATCGCTCAACACGTCACTTTGCCGTCGAGACCTTCGGGTCTTTTCGGATTCGGTGCGTATCTTTGGGGACGATCTAATTGTTCCCACGGATCATGTGCTTAGAGTTGTTGAGTCACTAGAGCATTTCGGTGCTAAAGTTGGCTCAGACAAGTCTTTCTGGACTGGAAAGTTCAGAGAGTCTTGTGGTAGGGAATACTTTAATGGCGAGGACGTTTCCATTGTCCGCTGCCGGCAAGCGTTACCTACACAACTCCAAGACGCAACAGAGGTTCAGTCAGCAGTGTCTCTCCGGAACCAACTCTTTTGGAGTGGTTACTGGAAGACCTGTAGATGGCTCGACGAGCAACTCCGGGAGTTATTCCGGGGTCGCTTTCCAGTCGTCGAATCGACTTCCTCTGTGCTAGGCAGGGAGTCCACACTCAGTTACCAATCCGAGCGTGAACATCCTCAACTCAGAAGCCCCTTGGTCAGGGGCTACTACTCTGAGTCCAAACCTCCAGCTGACAAGCTGGAGGGTGCTGGTGCCCTTCTCAAGTGCTTGCAGAAGTTGGACACGGACGTTTTTCTAAGGGGACAAGCCCCCTGGCGTCCATCCGACACGGTACCTGTGGAAACGCAGGTTACCAACCTTCGGGACAAGCCACCCGAAGTCTCTGCCAATCACCTGGAGCGTTTTGGTCGCCCCAAGTCGACTAGCATAAAACTTGGGTGGAGGTCGCCCTTCTAGGAAGGTGGCCGGGCCAGCTAATTACTGACCTGAGGGAGAGTCCAAGTTCCGCGCGTAGCGGGTTAATACCCCGTCCGCGCGGTCCAATCGGGCCTGTACCCCTGTATGGGGACGGGACCTGATGGACTCCTAGAGAG